ACCAAATATACATCTTGGATCAGAGAATCCAAAAGAATATCTTTCTCTAGCTTTAAATCTAACATTTCCAGTATCGAAGTCGCCTTCAATCGCAGTTTTGATTGGCGATCTAACAAAGTGTTTTAAGCCGTTAGGTACGTCAGTCAATAAAAAGAATGAATCAGTGTCAGTTAAAAAGTTATTAACTGCATAACCTTCTGGTACCATTCCCATTGAAACGATTGCGTTGATATCGTTATCAGCAGTTGAAGTTCTTTGAGGAGACTTCATCAATCTCTCAGCAGTAAATTGTAATTCTTTTGGAATTATCATTTTTCTACCTTGAGCAGCGATTCTTAATCCTCTTTCATCTACAAATCCTGCGATGTCGATTAACGATTGCTCTAACGAAGTTTCGTTAAGATCTGCAGCTGTAGTTAAACGGTTTGAGAATACACCACCTGTTGCAAGTGGGTGTGATGTGTTAATTAAAGACACACCGTCTCCACCTGTTACAGTAGTTACTTCTGCTTGGTTTAACACGTTTGCAGCTTTTACTTGCTTCGTGTTTGACATAGATCTTGCAAGAGCTCTTGTGTATCTTGCAGCTAATCTGTCATATAGATTATCTTCGATTGCTTCTTCAGTGATAGCAAATGCTAAAGCGATTGTTTCGTGATTGTATCTAGCAGTGAAAGTTTCTCCCGCTTGATCAAAAACTACTCCAGCACCTTCTTGTTTAGTTGGTGCAGAAGCGAAACCACTTAACATTACTTCTTCTTCAAAAGCTCTGTCAGATGTTTCAGTTACGAAAATCTCCGCATGTTGATTCTCATATCTGTTATACTCAAGTCCGAATAGTGCATTCAGACCTGGCTCTAGTTCTTTAACTAGTTGTGATCGTGATATAGCCATAATCTTATTCTCCTATTATAGACCTGTTCCACCTTGACGGTAGAAGTGATTGTTGATTCTAACAAGAATATTAGCGTTTGATGTAGAAAGATCATCATTCTCTGGATCTTGCGATATATCAATTGCCTGTACTGCAAAAGTACCTGCAGTTCCGCTAACACTTACGTCTAGCATCACTTCAGATATTCCTGTTGTTGTATTTCCGGTTGCCGTAGAAAGCGAATAGTTTCTAAATAGATCCGCTTGTGCAAAAACATCATCAGCATTCATCAAAAATACCGCATCTGGATCATCAACTACGAAAGCAGTGATGTTGCCATCTGTAGTTGTAATTCCACCTGGGTAAGAATTTCTGTATGTTGGTTTTCCTGATGTTGGATCATTATAAAAACATCCGTTAAAAACACCCACAACAGCATAAGAAGTATTTCCAGCAGCTCTTGTAACTGTACCATTTGTTAATGGTCTTACTAAGTCGCCTTGGAAAATAGCAGTTGCACTGCCGTTTGCTATCTTATATCTGTTTTGAGCTCCTACTAATGGTGTACCGTCTAGTTTTCTGTAAGGTCTTAGACCAAACTTTTCTAGTTGATTTGCCATAGTTATTTTCTCCTTTAACAGTTTATTTTAATAACCCTGTAGCAATAACAAAAAAATTATTTTTTGCGACTACCACCAAAGGTCACTCTCGACTGTCTATCAATATTGATAGGCATGTCTGGGTGCTGTTCCTTCATAAGATCATTGTCTACCGCGTTCATTCTGTCTTGAGTAATTTTATCAAAATACTCAGCACGTGAGATCAAAATCTCTTCTGGTATCCTTGCCAGCACAAGGCCTCCAATCCCAATACACCCCTCGTATCTTCCTTCAGTATAGAAAGGATATTTGTTTTCGCCAATCTCTTCTTTAATTTGATCGACTTTAACAAATTCCCAACCTTCCCTTAATTTTTTAGATACATTAGCTGTATCTTCAAAACCTTGAACGGTAGTACGTATCCATCTGTGTGCGTACCCGTTCGGTGCAGGTGGTGCATCCAAACTGGATGGTGGAGTCCAGGTTTTTTTAGCTTCTTTTGAAGCTTTGTTTTCTGACTCCCGTGAAGTTCTCTTAATTGTACTCATAACTATTTATCCTCCTTCACGTATCTAGCATATTCCTCTAGTGGCACATTTAATCTTTTAGCTATTGCTACCTGTGATTTTGTGAGTCTCACAGTTCTGCGTCCTTGTTGGCTACGACCAGCCGAAGCAACAGTTTGGACGGGTTTAGGTGCTTCTTTTTTTGGCTCGTCATTAGCAGCATCAAAACTATCAGGAAAATATTTCCTTAGTCTTGAATTAACTTCATTATAATACTCATCACTGTCTACTTCAATACCCTCTTGAGCAATATTGTTGTGAATAGTAATTGCAGCATTAGTCATGACTTCATCAGTTCCAAACCATGAGTTCTCCTCAGCCCACTTCTTGGCTTTAGGAGTAATTTGTGGCATAGAATCTGATGTTCCGCTGTTTGAGGTATCAGCTTGTACGTTTTTTTGTTGTTTATTATCTTCTTCAAGTTTCTTTTTTTCTTCTCGATTTGCTATCTCTAATCTAGCTTTTTCTTTTTCTACAGCTAATTGAGTTAACTTATCATTTGCCTCCATCATTTTAGAAGCGTCTTGCTTTTCGATAGCTTGTTGAAGAGCTACTTTGACCTGTTCCCTTTGAGCATCTACTCTTGCATCTAATTCTTTTAGATACTGTTCATCAGTAGAATTTAACTTTCTAAGATTAGTGTCAAATTTCTTTTGTATACCTTGAGCATATTCAAGAGCTGCTTTTTCTCTTCTTTCAGCTTCTTTCTTTTGAAAAACAAGTTTATCAATTCTTTTTTGATAATCTCTTCTTGATTCACTCAAGTTTGGTTTATCTTCTGACTTAGGTTCAACTTTTTTTTCTTGGATAACTTCTTCTTTTACTTCTTCCGTTATCTCAATATTTGGTTGTTCCTTTTTTTCATCAGATGGTTTTTCGTGACCAGTATAACCTAGGTCAACTTCTCCAACATTTAAGTTGGGTTCTTTTTCTTTTTTTTCTTCCTCTTTTACTTCGACATTTTGTTCTTTAACATCATCAGTATCGAGTTCGACTTCTTTTTCTTTGGCTAATAATGCTTCCGCACTATAGTCTTTTACTTCTGCCATGTTTATCCTCCTTTAAAATAAATGGAGAATATCTTCTGGCTTTCCTATAGTTCCTATTATTTCGTCATCATTGAGAATACGGTGTTCTCCGTATTTAGTTTGAAATCTTGATCCAGAGTATCTGCCATAAATGACAAATTCTCCTTCTTTACACCACGCACCATTCGGAAATTTTTCTTTATCTTGATAACAAAGGTCTCCTAATTTAACAACTAACCCAACGACAGTAGTCATTTGAATCTTATCTTGAGTTTCATCTGTTATTAATAAGCCACCTTTAGTTTTAGCTTTACCAGACCAAGGTCTGACAAGCATTCGGTATCCGACTGGATTAGGTATGATTTCAAGATATTCTTTGATGCCTTTTGGATCTGTTGGAATTTGTGATTTAACCTCTTCTTCTTTTTTTTGGTTTTTTCCAAAATCTGTAAGTTTAGGTTTTATCAATTGTACCATCGTCATTCTCCTTATGCAGGTTTTTAATATCCTGAAGCAGCGTTTCTAATCCGCTGAGTCTGCCTCTAGCATACATTAATTGAGATTCAGTTTCAACCCCATAACATATGTGTTCTTTTACATCTTCTATTTGTTTCAAAACTTTTGTTTTAATTGCTTCTATAGTGTGAAAATCAAACATTTAATTCCTTTTTAAAGCTATTTTAGCTTTACCTTGTTTAAGTAACATAAAACCAAATTCGTTTACTATTATTTTTAAAACTGCATCCATATCATAATATTTATAATCATCATAAACAAATACACTTCCTTTGTGAGACCTTTCTCCAAAAAAAATAGATTCTTTTATAACATCTACAGTTTTATGAGGACCATCAAAATGTACTAGATCATATTTATTAATTATTTCTTTTTTTTCTCTATAAATTGGTACACCGTCATAAAATCTTTTCATAAATTCATCATCTCCCATTTGGAAAAGAGAAAAATTTTTGTAGTCTAAATCTTTCATTAATTGTTGTTTCATCTCATTTGTGTAATCACTAGTATATGATTTTGGTATGTCGTAATGTTGATATTCTAAATTACCATATGGGTCTATACCTATATGCCAATGGTTTTTTTGTTCTAAATTCATTAAGATTAATTTTGATCCTAATCCTCTTCTGACACCTATTTCAGCTGTAAATAAATTATCTGAAGTTAATGATTTACAGGCCTCTATTAATATTTCGTATTCTTGACCATCTCCCTCTATCATATTTTAAAAGGTTGCAAAGCTTTTATTTTTTCCTCTGCGTCTACTATTTTTTGTAATAATTTATCTATTTCTTCTATGTGTTGAGGGTGTTCTCCAATTCCTACTGAACTGGTCAAATATATTTTTATTGTTGCATCAGCACTAGATATTTCTGCATTGTACTTATCCTCTAATGCTTGAAGTAAAGCTAATTTAACATCCATAAAGGATCTATACTTAAATTTAAACTAATTGCAATATTTAATTATAGGGTGGATATATGCTTTTAATTTTTCCTTGAGCTTTTAGTTTTTTTAAATCGCCTAAATTCATTTTAGAATAATCAGGATCTTCATACAACTGTAGGTGGGGATCCTTTTGGGGTTCAGGTTTAAATAAACTTTTTATCCAATCCCAAATCATTTTTTACCTCCACCATTTCTAAATATTTGTGTGCCCTTTATTCCGTAGATCGATGCTACGACAAGGATCCATAAATTTGTGAACCATGACGGCAGCTGCGAGAACATATCGAAGAATAATTTTACTTTTTCCATAGCAGACGGATCATCTGATATAACTGCCCAAGCGAGTACCACCACGGGCAAACTGAGAATTATCAAAACTGCCTCGTCCTTCCAGTCTGACTGTCGGGCTTCTAACAATTTTCCTTGGTAAGCTTCCTCTCCTCGAGCTTGTCTCTCTGCATGTAATAATTGTGCATCTGACATAGCCATTTTGGCTTTTTGCTTGTTGGCATAAATTTTTGATCCTGCAGAAATTGCAAGTTTAATAGCTGAAAACCACATTATTTTTTATATCCTCCTCTTTTCATTTTTATTGGTGGCACTTGTGAGTTAGGTCCTCTTTTAGGTGGGGGACCATAACTTACTCCACCAGATAAACCTCCAACTTTATAAGCTTTAAAATTAAAAAAATTATCTTTTGGGCTTATCAAAGTTTGATCTATTTTTTTTGTTGTAGCAATTGGTTGAATCGGTTGTGTTGGTGTTATACTTGGACCGCCACCACCTCTTGTGTTGTTTTTTGGACCAGTAGGGCCTGTTGTTAACATCTCGCCTCCAAGAGGATCAATATTTCTTTGTTCTTTTAAATTTTTTGCATCATAGGCCTGTTTTTTTCCGAAGTTTATAGCAGTTGTAGCTAATTGATAAGACACTGGAGTAAATATTCCTAAAGGTCTAGTGTTTATGTAGTTTGGACCTTTTCTTGTTGTTACATTGTTTCTACCACCAAAATTTTGTCCTTGTTTTGATTTGTCATAATCTTTTTTACTCATTCCTCTTTGTTGAAAATTTAAATCTCTTCCATCTCCTTTTCCTGATGGACCAGTTCCAAAGTCATCACTAGAAGCATCCATCCCTCCTCCTCTAGCTTTTATAACTTTTTTTAATTTTCCAGAATTTTCCATAGCATAAAAAACAGAGTCTCCTTTTTTCTTACCATATTGGTCTCTGAATTTTGCTTTTAATTTTTTTCCTTTAGCTGTTAGAGGCATTATTTTTTAACCTTCTTTCTTGCTATTTCTAATTTTTCATCTGCTATTCTAATTCTTTCTGCAGCTTGATCTTCATTGTTTTCTAATTTCATTTTTTCTATATCTAATTTTTCATCTATTTCATTTTCTCTTATTTCATTAGACATCATATCTTGATCTGCTTTTCTTTGTAAATCCATAGCTTTTAAATCTAATTCTCTTTGTTTTAACATTACTAATGGATCTTGTTTACCCATATTTTCGCTTTGAGCTAACTCTAAAGTTAAGGTTGCAACTCTATTTGCTATCATAGAAGCTATTTGAATTTCTGCTCCTTCAGGATCAGCTTGTAACATTTGTTGCATATTAGGATCATTTTGTATTTGAGCTCCAACTTCTCCTTGAGCCAGCATAGAAATGTGTTCTGAAATATGTGATTGTAATGCAGAATAAACTTGTGGATTTATTTGCACCATTCTTGTCGACATAAATGCTCTATGAGCAGTAATATGTGCCATATGGTCTTGAGTAGGAAATGCTCTTAAAGGTTTCATCATAATCGCTTCCATATTTTCTGTTGCTGGGTCTTTTGGCACTGGTTTTTCTTGAGGAATAAGTAATTGATCTATATCTTGAGTGCCTAAAGCCTCATAAACTCTTCTATATGCTTCTCTAAGGTTGTGCATCATAGGATTTGACATAGCAATTTTTAAATTTTCGTTAGCAAGTGTAACTCTTTGAGCCATACTCATAATATTTGGGTCTGCAATCGGTATTACATCTACTCTATCATCAAAATCAGTTGCTTTTACTGCTTGATCTGCTCCATAAACTGAATATGGGTAAATTGGAGGTAGGTAAGTTGCAAAAACTTTTGATAAAAGTCTAAATTCTCTTCTCATTGAGTAATAACATCTCTTGTGTATAGCACTCATGACCCTCGAACCTCGTTCCAATAACGAAACTGTAGTACCAACAGCTCTATTTTGTAAATCATTACCAGTATCCATATTAGTTATCGCTGCAAATTTTTGTCCAGCTTGTACAACAAAGCCCATTAATTGATACAATGTAGCTGATGGCTCTTTAAATGGTAAAATTTGAAATTGATCTTTGATATTTCCACCGGGTGCATCTACATCTCTAAACTCTCCTGGTTGAAATGGTTGGTCATCATCACGAATTCTTATACCTCTAGACTTAAATCCAGCTGGTAAATTAGATAATGTACCTGCATCTAGTAATTGTCTTAGAGATTGTGTAGCTGTTCTACTTAATCCACCAATCATATGTGTTAAACCAAACCCATAAAATCCTAATCCTGGTAAAAATTTAAAATGAACAAAGTATTCTTTTCTTTTTTTAGTTTCATCGTTCATTTCATAGTTACGATAGATAGATAATATTTGTCCAGAGCCTTCATCGATTGTTATAATGTATGGAACTTTTACTTGTTTCTCTGGATTTTGCATTTCAAACTCTTCTAAATTACAATCTACATGCATCTCTAAAATAGAAAAAGAATATTGCTTATCCCCACTAGGTGTTATTCCTTCTAACTCTTGGTATTTTTTTTCAATTTCAGTTGGACCCTTAGAAGTTGGTTTAAGTTCTACATCTCTATAAAAGCCTGCTTGTTGTTTTTTTAAAATTTCGTTCTCTCCCATTTTAATAACATGAGTAATTCTTTCACAATCCATTAAATCTGTTGCATAATATGGAACCACTAAATCTTCAGCTGGTATAAATTTAGAAACAGCTCTTTGCATTACTTCATCATAATAAACCTTCTTAAATGCAGAACCTGCTAGTGCTAAATAAAATAATAATTGATCAAACTCTGGAGTATATTCTTCCATTTCTTCAGTAATCATATAGTTCATAAAATCTTGAACTCTTTGTGCTTGATTCATTTTTTGATTATCTTCTACGCCAAGGACTCTAGTTTTAACTGGCCCACCCGATGGTAATAATTCTTTATAAGCTTGTGCTTGAAATTGTGTAACTGCTTCAGATAATAATGGATGAGTTACTGAAGCCGACCCTCTAAACGGTCTTGTCATTTCTCTTTGGTTTAAACCTAACAAATCTAGATTATTTGTATAACTTGTTTCCCAATCTTTTCTTGAAACTCTATCTTTTTAATAATCGTCAAGCAATCGATTAGACATTCTTTGTAAAACCTCATCTGACATTTCATCAGAAAAAAAAAAAAAAAATGATTCAGTTTCTGATACAGCTTCTTCAACAGTTGTTTGGTTATTATCTTCCGATTCTAACTCAACATCAATTTCTTCTGTCTCAGGAGTTTCAGTCTCCTCAACGATTGCTTTTTCGATTTCAGCCATTTTAGTAAAGCTTAGTTGGTTTCATGCCACCCATAGCCATTCCGCCACCACGAGCTTTTACCATTTTTCCTTTTTTCAATTGTGTTTTTGGACCAAGTATAGCTTTATTTAAAAAATCTTTAAAACCACCAGAAGGTTCATTTCTTCTACTCTTCATAATCTTAGAATAAACTTCTTTGTTTTTAAATTTTTCTAAGCCTTTAGTAATAGTTCCATCATCTCCTACAAAAATACTTTTCATATTTCTTTTTGAAGGTAAGTCTGATCTTTTAAGTTTTGTTACGCCTTCAACAACTTTATCTTTTAAAACAGGTTTAGTAGCACTATATGCTCTATCTGTTGTAAATGCTTTTTTTGCTTTAGCGTAAGTATCTCCTAGGGTACTTTTTGGCATTTTACCAATCAGTCCTAACTTTGATGCACCTGCTAATCCGACCATAGCAGCCAACATCATATTTCTTTTTCTTGATTTTTTTGACATATGTTCTCCTTAATAATATATATATTTTTTCCTCTTATAATTTTCTATCTCATCCTCGTCAGAATAAGTCTTTATAAAAGAACCTTGTCGGTATCTTAACATAGCTTGTGTAGTGCTGTCCACATAATCATCATGCTCTCCGTGAGGAAAAGCTGCACATTCTTCTATAACTTCTTCTGCCCAATGTTCATCTCTTGGATAATACACTTGTCCAGATTCAAATATAGGGGAACACGCATTAACTCTAGAATGTTTATCTTGTCCTCTTCCAGGAGTGTAATCCATAACTGGTATACCCATTCTTCTAAATTCTTGTAATAAACTTTGACCCGATGCTTTAGCTTCTATGATAACTGTTTCGGGTTGCCAGTATTTATATTGATCTAGGGCTACCATTTTTAATTCAGGAAAATCGTATTTACCTTTTATAGCATCAACTAAAATTATTGCATCAGGCCCAGCTTCGTGAGGCGTGAATATACCCCAAGTGGTAATAGCAGAATAATCGGCAGTTTCTTTTTTACTAAAAGCCGTGTCGTAAGATTGTATAACATGTTTTAAAGTAGGAAGTTCCTTGGTCCACGGAACCCACCAGTCTCTTTTTAAAATGGCTCCTTCCTCAGAAGTTGGATTTTGCATATATTGTGCAGACCAATTTCTAATAGAGATAGATGCCTTAACTTTTTCTAATTCATCAAGAGCCCAATACTCTGGCCAAACTGGTTGAACATTTTCATCTTCTCCAATTAGAGCTGGAAAAGAAATTTTTTCCCACTTATCTGCTTTAGGTTCAGACTCTGCTTTAATTAATCTACCAGTCAAATCATCTTGAGCCCACCTTGTCATTACAAGTACAATTGAGCCTCCCGGTTGTAAACGCTGTCTTGGTCCAGATAAATACCAATCATAAGTTCTCTCCATCGCACTATCGGATAGTGAGTCTTGTTCAGTATGTGGATCATCGATAATAAGTAAGTCCGCCCCTCGTCCTGTGATAGAACCGCCAACACCCGCTGCAAAATATTCCCCACCTTGATTGGTCTCCCAACGTCCTTTTGCTTTACTATCTTCTCTTAGTTTAACATCTCCAAAGATCTGTTTATACTCTGGACTGTCAATTAAATTTCTTACCTTAGCACCAAACCTACCTGAAAGTTCTGCGTTGTGGGACACTTGCATTAATTTCATTTTAGGATTTTTACCTATCATCCAAGCAGGAAAATATATAGATGCAAACTCAGATTTAGTGTGCCTAGGAGGCATATTTACTATGAGCCTTCCTTTTTTATTTTTTGCTATCCTTGTAAACTCGTGAGCTATGTGTTGATGGTGCCCCCATTTATTTGGATCACTATCAGTTCTACAAATGAAATCAGGCCAAACATTCTTTACAAAATACAAGAAGTTATCTTGGCATAATTTTATATGTTGAAGCCACACTTTTTCGAGCCTCTTTCGTAGTTCATCTGTAGTCAATAAATCTGTATTGGTCATATAAATTTACTATACCCTTGGGTCCCCAAAAAATAAACCCCTGTTTATTAGAAGCCTCACTACTTCTATTTGTGGTACTAAGTAAAGGTAAAGTAAGTAAACATACGATTTTTAATCGTAAAAAATAAAAAAAATTTATTTTTTTTATTTTGGATTTTGATTGGTACCTCTATTAATTATTTAAATAGGCCACCGACTTAGGTGGCCTATTGTTTATTATTTATTTTTTTTGCTCCTCTATTACATAGTGATCGATCCGATCATATGCAAATAATTCGACTTTATGCAAGGTCATTGAGTTGGCCATTGTATGAGTATGAAGAGTGTTCCCCTTCTCTATTTCTAATTGCCAATTACCGTCACTGTCTTTAAGTGGTCTACAATTAATAAACCAACCTTTATAAGATAGCCTAGCCATTTTAAACCTCCATTGATTTTAAAGCTAAAATAACTCCACCGATGGCCATAAGGCCACCGATGAGAGCATCAACACTAAAAAGAACTACAACACCTAAAAAGGCAATTGCAAAACTAATTAGAATTAAAAATATATGTAATGCTATATTCATTATTTAGCTTTTTTGTAGTTGGTTTTTAATTCAACAGACTCTCCACCTACTAAAAAATTATTATAGATTTCTGGATGTCTATCTTTAAAAGCCTTAACATCAAATCTAGTAGTATTCTTTTTAAGAATTTCTAAACTAAATTCGTGGCCTTTATGTTTACCGACTGTAAACCCTCCCAAAGCTTCAACAAGTGGTAAGGTTTCCTCCTTTATATCAACCCATAATTTATTATATGACTTTCTATATAGATTGATTTCACAAGCTTTAAGAAGCTTGGCCGATGTAGCTGCCTTTAATTTAGGTAGCTTTTTTATTTGTTTTTGTACTGACATTTTTTAACTCCTTTGTTAGTGTTTTTTATGTTTTGTACATCTCCCATATTAATGAGATATAAAAAGAAGTCAACAAAAAAAATTAAATGATTTACAGCCCTAGATTGTAGGGCTGTAAATTAGAATCGTTCTAAACTGCGAATATAATCAAAATAATGAAAATGGTTCCTATAGGAAAGAATACCGCAAATCGAAATAAAAAGGCAATGAATTCATTCATGCGACCGCCTTTATAAATTTATTATTAATTTTACGGCCTTGACCCTTCGCAACGAGTCCAACAACCACGCCCCGAGGATCTCGGAATCGTAAATCGTGCTTATCTCCATTTATTACCCTTCGGCCCTTCCATCTTTTTGGCAGCTTATCCTGGAAAACAACAGCCACATTATGACCGGATTTAATAGCTTCACTGATGTCCGAATCGTTACGGCCTGAGTCGCTGAATGTAACATCGTAATTTTTAAGATTATGATCCAGGTAATTTAACACTTTAGTATAATCATAAAATTGTACATCAGGATGGAGCTGCATAAGACTCGAACCGCCTTCAACCTTCATACGGTGCCAAGCTAGGTCACTAGTCCCGTTTAATCTTACAGCGAATTTAAATCCTTGAGACCGGGCTCTTTTTTTGAGCTGCTCAATTTCACGACTCAGGTCCCATAAAAACGCATTCTTATTGGTCCAGAAATAATTAGTTTTATTCAATCTAGCTTTTTGGACCGAACCCATTTGGCCGCGGCCTGATGTATTTAAACAAGCTGCAGCACATTCTGGGGACGCTTTAGGACAAACATTTTTGCCGCTTAAGGTAAACGGTGCCAGGTGGAGGATGGCTGTTTTATAGCCATACTTCTCCCCCTTAGCCATTTTAGTTTGGCTGTAATAATTAAGCAGCATGGTTTACCGTAACCCAGCTGCCGTTAACTTTGGCCAATTTGATTTGGCTGCTATAGATTGAGCCAGCTTCGTCAAAAAAACCCAGCTCCGAGCCCTTAGCATCTATGAGCACAGTTTTTTTAACGCCCTTGCCTTGCTTTGGACTCTCCAAAAGTTTTCCGCTGCATAAAATAAACGGATGCAGCTGATCACTTTTTATTTCTTGGCCTTTTTTTAGATCTTTAAAGTTTATCATTTTTATTCTCCTTTGTTAATATCTCCCATTTATATGAGATGCTCACAGCTGTCAACTATTTATTTAGAAGCCGTGACTCCTGGACCACCGGGACCAATTACCTGGAGAGCTGCCCCAATAAGCTTTGAGCTGCTAAAAAATAATTTTTTATTTTTTTATAAAGGTAAATCCATATGGCGAAAATTTTCGTTGTATATCTCAATAATTACCTACGCATAAAGGTACATATAAAACAAAAAAATTTTCGTTGTACATCTCAAAAAATACACGAGTAAAGGCACACGAGGCACGAAACTTTTTTCGTTGTGTATCTCAAAATTTGCACAACGAAGTTGTGCAAATTGAAAGATGCGTGAGACGAGGTTCAAGCATCTTGAATTTTTTTTATTGCGTCTTTCAAATTGAGTGATGAGTAGGCACGAACCAAGCGTCTCGGTTCACGAACCACGAATATTTCTAGATTTTCAGAAGCCCTCTGCGAGAGGTCTTCTCGCAAGATAAAAGAGTGTCCACCATTCTTGTAGTGTGTTAAATGCCAATTGATTTGAAACTTTGTAAGTCCACAATTCTTGACATCATTTGACTTGAGTTCAATCCAAATACTCTTCCCATTTATCAACCAATAAACATCTGCAATTCCATTGATTGTACTACTTTCTATACGAAAAATTTGACCTTTTAAGTTTAATTTTTTTATGCGTTGCCAAAGATTTTTTTCTGATTTTGCCATTAACTTATTAAGTCAATAACATATAAAAACCCCTAACGCCACTCTCGCATTGTTAGGGGTTTAACTAGTCAAATATAGACTACTATATTATAGGTATGATTGGAAGTTCTTTTATATTCGTATGAATTGCACCACCATTATTTCCTTCATCATCACTTGTTGGTGTTAACCAAGTCCCATTGTCCAATAAAATCTGTATTGGTTGACAATGCCAACCTTGTTCATCTGCCAATTCTTCAGTACAATATTCAACCTTTACAATCGTTCTTCCTACTAAATATTTATTTATTCTTTTTTGCCAATTATCGCAAAGTTCTTTATTGTTCATCTCGTCAAGTTTTTTTGTTTTTGCCATTATTACTCCTTTTTTGCCATAGCACTTTTTTTATGTAATTGAACATCTAAATTGGTTGCATAATCCCAAACAATAATAAATCGTTCCAACCAATTAACTTGTTTATCAGTAAGTTTATCGTTCCACATAATCTCTTCATCTGCACTTCCTAATGGGGACAGTTTCTCTCTGTCCCCAAAATTATTGTAAATTTTAACAAGTGTATCAATACTAACCATTTGGAAGCGATTTAACAGTTTCACTAGGAATTGTCATATTGATATTATTTTGTTTAGCAATCAAAGCAATTTGTTTTAAAACTTCTGCACCAATCATATCACTATGCAATAAGTCTTCTGCCTTTTCTTGCAATTCATCAAGTTGTTTAAGTTCTTGACCTTTTTTAGAATTGTAAAATGCTTTTTTTGTTTCAAGCCTACACAATTCTTTTAGAAACTTATCAAAGCACTCTGATAAATCATAAGTTTTATCTTTATCATCAAAAGAGGGAATATTATCATTATTCCAAACTTTTCTTGTTTCTTGCCAACCACTTAACTTTTCTTCAAGTTTATTGTAATAACTTCTAACAAGGTCTCTTTTCTTTTCTAACACTTCTCTATAACTAGTTGAGTATTCGTTAAAATCTTTTTGAACTTGTTTAAGTTTTAACAATTCCTTTTCTATATTTAATCTTTTTTTAAATATAGGAAAGTTTTTAGCAGATTGTTCATTAATTTGATTTTGATGTAATGATTCAATTGCCTCTTTTTTATCAGAGAATTTGTTTTTAAGTTTATTTGACCAATATTCTCTGTTGTCTTTACTTATTTGTTTAGACATTTTTGCTCCTTTGTTTTGTTAGTTTGTTGTGGTGCTTTGGTTAGGTCAATCCCCACTACTAACACCACAAGATTATTTTTATTTTTTAACAATTGTTAAAAATAATCAAAAAATTCTTTTAACCTATACTAAACCCACCACTATTTTCGCAAAATTCTGCAAACTCTTCAACATTTTTTATTGAAAAAGGGTAAGACGCATCACTATTCTTTTTGTTATATATTCTTTCCCATTTATCGTGATCTTTTTTAGGGAAATCTCTAGGAACAAGATTATCATTTTTTAATCTTTTCTTTACTTCTTTACAATGTTCCTCAAGTTCCTTTTCTATTTTATCGTTAGCCTCTTCAAGTTGTTTTCTCTTTAACTCCCAAGCATTTGCAAACTTTTTTGTATGGCCAATGCTAATCAAGTATTTTAATTGTTTAGCGATTTCTAAAGCCTCTGTTTCTTCAACTATACAATGATCATTGTAAGACCAACACTTCTTTTTATCTTCATCAATAACTTTAGTATGTTCAAGAACATAATGTGCTAGAGGTCGCCACCACCAAACATTGTTTCTAAAATAAGTGCCAACTTGTTCTTGATACTTATTGAGATCGTCAAAGTATTTATCTTCCTCTTCTTTAGGACAACCTTGAAACAAATCCTTTGGACATTTTGGTTCTTTTATTGTTATGTTTTTTGGATTTAAACCAGTTAAATCAAATCCCATTTTTTGCTCCTTTGTTAGTTTTATATTTATATCCCATTAATATAGGATAATTATTAAAATGCAACAATTATTTTTATGTTAAAAAAGCTAATAAAATAAGGATTATTATAGTACCAATTGGAAAAAATATTGGAATTCTTAATAAAAAAGCAATAAATTCAGACATCTCATAACAATAGATATTAAAATTTTATTTACAAGTTATAATTTTTTTATATTTTTTATTACTGAATTTGGAATAAGTGTAGTGTTGCCAATAGTCTCTATTCTTTTTTTATCCTCTGACAATGAATAATCGCCAAATATTCTCGTTATACCTTTGGATTGGCTTAATAAGTGCCCTTTAGTAATACAAGTAGCTAATTCACTTTTTTTTACTTCTTCAAAGCTACTCCAACTTGCATTTGAGACAATATCAAACCACTCGCAAGAGACCATTGGATACTTTTCTATCTCTTCATAAATTTTTTTTGGTATAGAAATTTTTTTAGTTTTTCGTTTTTTCATTTTATCAAAAAAAGTCGTTATGTGTTTTCAAGATTTGAAAAATATTTTCGTTATATGTTTTCAAGATTTGAAAAATATTTTCGTTATATGTTTTCAAGATTTGAAAATTCATTTTTTATTCTCCGTCTTAACAGAAACAATACCAATTGATGTGCTTAGATGTGAGTTGTGAATTTCATTAAAGGCCACCATCCAATCTTTACTTCGCATCAATTTGATCTGGCGTGATGTTAATGATATCTTTCGCTTCTCCGATTTTACCTTCGAGCTCTGATAATCTTTTTTCAAGTTCCTCACGACTCATACCCTCCAATCCAACATGTGTTACTTCTTTCTTGTCTACAAACATACCGGCCATTTGGCCAGATCTATATTCTGCATTTACTGCAACAGAATATTGTTTTTTATCTTCTGCTTTTTTACTTAAAGTTTCAAATCTTTTATACTTTCTTAATTTGTCCCCTTCGTGTTTTTTTAACTCTTGGTTATACTTCATTTCCATATAACGCACTACATGTGGATTTTTGTTAGGATCGGTTAATCTACTTGCGATCTCTGTAGGCCCTTCAGGTTTATTAGATTGATAGCCAGCTCGTTTAGCAGCTTCAACTTTTGTTATTTCTCCCCAATTACTGACATAAATATCAACAAAAGCTTTTTGCTTTAATGTTAATTCATTGATAGATTTTAATGTATTTTTTCTTTTAGCCATTTCTTGACCTAATAATAGCACAAATTTCTCCTAATACACTTCCTTAGAAGAGTAAAAATTCAAATTTTTTTTGCAAAAAACGCCTCCTCTGTAATTTTTCCTAAAACTGTTGGTATTTTCCTAGGAAATTCCTAGTGTTTTCCTAGTCTAAAATGCTCTAGAATTGTTATATATCAATGTTTTTCCTAGAACTTGCATAAAAAAGGGCTATTTCAAAAAAAAATATTTTTTTTGTTTGTAAGTAAGTGTACTAGGAAACAGCCCCGAGGACCGAGAGCCGTGATACTTGTCCCCATTACCCACACTCTTTTCTCAAATAAAATTTTTCGCTAGACAACGGTCACGATTCACGGAATTGACAAATGCAGCTGAAACCATTATTACTCAAATAGCAATAAGTTTTTCATTTATTGCCTCTTTGTTAAGTTATTCTAGGCTACATAGTTTTTATTTGTTTCTTATGTGGCCTAGATCTAAAAAAAGTCCTCCATAACCAAGATCTACATATACTTATAATTGTAAAAATAACTGCAATATGAAAGCTTTCCCATACTGTTGGATACATATCAAAAAAAGGAAATATCCAGAGTTGTATTAATGTAGATAAAATAAGGCCACTTCCAACATCTATTAAGGTCTCAAATAAATTTTGATTTATTTTCATAATATGCTATACTAAGTCAATGTTTGATATTTTACATATCAATCCTTTCTGCTTTGAGGGTGGCGATTGCTCCCTGCCCTCAAAGTTTAAATTTTTTTACCCACCGTGATTATTCAAAAATCTTATGATCAACAAAGACATTATCAGCGTCCATAATTTGTCTTCGTTTATTTTCAATATTTCTTCTTAATTCTTTTCTTTCTTCTTTATCACTTTCAGTCTTTAATCTTTCAAACAGCTTTGAATATTCGTGCCATAAAAAATGTCTTCTTTTAAACTTTATCAATCCCTCTTTTAAAGCTTTAATATATCTATACCTAACATTATCTGGTTCCCAACCAGCCCACCAACATATTTGTTCAAAATCTTTCGCAGTCGTAATCCAAAAATGAGCATCACACTTATTTAAGCTGCTCTTTCTATCTCCAGCTAATAGTCTTACATCTTCGAATGCATTTAATATTACATGCCTCCATAACTTCTGTTCATTGCAAACGTGACTTTCAGAAATAATATCAGAAGCAATATTAATGCCCATAAGTTTTAATAAGTCTAGAGAGTAGATCACGATAGTGGCCTTTCGAAAATTTAAAATTACAACGATTGGCGACTTCGTAATGATTAAAAACATCTTCGATTAACATCGTGATGTCTGCACCTTTAAGATTTTCTTCTCGGATATGTCTTTTTATATCCTTAAAATCTTGTGTCATTTCTTTTTTTGTATAGTTATCCATTCTCATACTTTAACATCTTCTCTTCTATAAGAATTGAAATCTATTACATTTGACTTATTGTTTTTTATTTTAACTAAAACTTTTTTTGTTTTTTTATTTGGCTTACTGTGAATCATATAAATATCATTGGAGTCTTGAATGAATTGAGGACCCAATTCTGTATAACCGTATTGGACTCCGTTAAGTAAAGAAAAGATAGTAGATTGAAATAATCTGAATTGAGTAGGCGTAAATTTCTCAGCTGCCAAAACCGACAACTTAGTTAAATCAGTGATACCATCCTTTTTCTTTGCCATGTATATAATCCCAAGCTATTTTATATAATAAAGTTTGTTGTGCTTCTGATTGAGGTCCGTGTGCCGTGCTTCCTGATCCGTTACAATGAATACAAGAATGAAGTGTTTTAGAATGTGGGGCCAATATCATACCATTGCCTTTACACTCTATGCAGCTCTTGTAGTTGTACTTCTTATCACTCATATAAAATAATTTTTATTTTTACAAGTAATAATTATAAATGAGATTTACTAGTGGGATCAATGCTAGGGTTTATAACCCACGACAAATTAATGTAATTTACCTGTTATTCTTAACTTTTTTATTTCTTTAGGGGTAATTCCCATTGCTCTAACTTTCATACATTTAGCATTAAAATTTTCTATCTTTTTAACCAATTCCATAGTTTTACTTTGTGGTGCGTGTTTAAATTTAGTCATCCACAACCAATTCCAAAAATTAAATAAGAATCTATTATTCCATTTTTTATTTTCAGTATTATCTACTTTTTCTACTTCATATTCGAGTGATAATATTTTTCTAGATTCTGCACTCAGTGCCATATAAATTCTGTAAGCTTTTTTATTATTTTTCATAACTCCTCTTTGTTCCACATCATTAATAACAGTGTAATTAAACCAAATATTAACGCAATAATTAATACATTCAATAAAAAAGTCATTTTATTTTATTTATCACATAATAAATTATTAAAAGGCCTATCAATAAACAAACCATATTATAGGCAAACATACCAAAACCAAAAGTGGCACTCATTGTCTATTCTCCTCTACTAATACTTTTTTTATAGCAAGTCCTATTATTCTTGCACATTGTGGGACGATTGCGTTTCCGAGACTTTTGATTCTGTTTGTTCTATCCTTGTCCAATCCATAGGAAATCCCATCAGGAATTCCACAAAGGTTGGCGAAAGTCGTCCACCAGGTTTGTTGTTGGCTAATACTTGATGAGGTAATTTGACTTGCACTAGATCCGTCTTGCATGTTATCGGATTGTATGCTGCGTCCTTGTAATCTGATCTCGTTGGAGTGTGATACATCTTGTTCACTACATCGTTCAGTTTGGCTCCAAACTTTCTGCCAGTCCCAACCCTCGTTACACTCCAACCTGATGAATTCCTTGTCACTGTCTCTGGTGGTGCTACTACATCCATCTGACAACTTGCCGATGGTGTTGGAAATAGTATTTGATCCGCTAAGGCTTCCGATCCTCTCTTCTTTCTGTGTTGGCTGCCCTTTAAATTGTTTGGTCCTATTCTTGAGTCCTGTGTAGTTGGAGTTTTGTACATCATTTTTTGTTCCTTTTGAACTGCGTGTCGGAGTGCAAATTGTAGGTTTACTCCATTCTCCTCCTTTTTCTTTTTGGCTCTCTTCTCCCAAGCTTCTAAAGTTTCCGATTGATTCGCTAAATGATCCGATCTCTGTGGTGTTGGATACATCTTTACTGCTGCTGTTAGATTGTGTTGAGCTGCTTGTTTCCATCCTTTCCTTTTGATCAGACTCTCTGGATTCTCTTGTCCCGATGATCTCGGTGTTGGATACATCTTCATTGTTTCTGGATCCACTTGTTCTCTCAGATTCGATGGTTTGGTTCTGCCCTTCCTGTGTCCCTCCATTAATTTCTTTGTCCCTTGAACGCTTCTCGGAGGCAAGTAATCCATTGTGTTTGGAGTGGCCAATAATCCAAACTCTGTTCCTTTGGTGCCAAGCACCGATGCCTGAAGCTGGAATAAGGAAACATTGGACTTCGAAACCTTCACTTTCCAAGT